ATGTTGTGTATTCGTACGGCACACATTTCCCGATGTACATTTGGGACAAAGATACTGGCATGTGGTATGGCAACAAAGACAAATACAGTTGCACTACATCACGGCATCAGTCTGCCTGCCATCCACCGCACGTTGATGCGTGGTACGACACAGCCATGATGGAGGTACTGGCTCGCGCTGGCATGGTCGGCGCAACGAAGGCCAGAGTTCTGGATGCCGCAGCTTAGGAGTCGCCACGATATGCCACACAGTATGTACGAGAGTTGTGTATGCACAACATACGAAGCTACCCGACTTTGGTTCGCCCGAGCGAAGTCACCTGACAAGGGGCGACCGTTCAACCGATGGGGGAAGGTGGTGAAGTCGGGCAATGACTTCATCGTGCTGGTCTATGGGCACGAGGTTTGTCGGATAACACCTGATAATAAGTTGACGATGACCATCGACGGGCAGCGTGGTGCAACAATCAGCAACACGTTGTCGAGCAGTATTCAGCGGCTTGTGCCCATCACATGGACGCGTGTCGGTATGCGCCGCTACCGCATCATGGGTACGCGTACGCTCAAGCCATCCGACTCATGGTGGGTCAGGTCGAAGGAAGCCCCCGAGTTGTTCGATGGGTTGCAGTTCGATCTGAATACGGGCGAAGCCATCAACGCAAAGCCAGATATCTTGTCGCGTGTTGATCCCGATGCGAGGAGAGAGTGGCTACGCGCATTGCGTCGGTTCAAAGCGAACCTTCGGCTACGGGCGAAGATGGGTGTGTTCGACGGCATCCAGCGTGAGTTGGATACGCCACGCAGCGGACTGCCCAAGCAGTTCAATGGTCGCGCCCCTGATTGGGGTAGTGAAAAGTGGATGAACTTGCTGCATACTTCAATCCGTGACAACCAGTACTCGAAAGAGTTGTTAGCAGGTGTACTGCTGACCATGCCCAGTGTCGTTTGGCGCATGAACAGCAAGACACGGCCAATGACCGAGAAGGTCAAGCAGACCATCGACTACATCATCAACAGCAACAGTGTTGAACTCCGCGCCAGATTCGGCGTATTCGCAGACGAGGTGACAAGCAATGAAAAAGCTGAGTAAGACTGCACGTATCCGTAAGATGCTGGGCGAGGATCTGTCTTGCGCTGCAATCGCAGCGAAGATGAAGGTCAGCAAGTCCTACGTTTACACCGTGCGTTCCAAGATGATGCGTGACGAGCGCATCAAGGAGCGCATCAATCGTGCCGAGGAACGTGTGGCGGAACTCCCGCCGTCATTTCCATTTCCCGATCCGCTGAATGAGCAGATTGGTGGCGACCACTACAAGGATATGTCCATCCAGCCAGTGCAGTTCATCGTCGCCAACAATCTCGGCTTTCTGGAAGGCTGCATCATCAAGCGTGTGTGCCGCTGGCGCACGAAGGGTGGCGCTGAAGATCTGGAGAAGGCCAAGCACGAACTTGACCTACTGATCCGGTTGTCGGACGACTAACCCGACGAGGGGCGGTTGTGAGCCGCCCCGATTTCATAGGGGCAAGCTATGAAAACACAGAAACATCCGTGTGGATGTGTGTCCGAGGTGCATCGAGAGGCATGGGTATCACTCTGCCCGAAGCACGAAGCTGAATACCAAGAGATCCACCTGCGCTGGGCGCGGGAGCGAGTCATGGGGAAGCCCATGACTATACAGACGCCCCCCAAGCGTGGATTGTTGAAGGGGCAACCATGAACTTTTTCTGTAAGGTTTGCGGCACCGAGGCGCAAGAGCCTACGTTGTGCAGTGGGTGCGGCGGGCTGATGACGGCACTCACAGGGAAACATACTTACGCAGTCGAGATCATGGACATGGCTACGCGCACAAACGAGCCTGTGATATATGAGCGGCGTGGTCCGTTCAATAGTGTGCTGGAGGCAGATAGCTGGTGGCACCGCCACTCAGAACTGCCAAGGTACATAGGCTGCGAAGCCTACACCGTCATCCTTCAAGCACCGGGGGAACACCATGACTGAAGAAACATTCGTCCAGTTGTTTTGGGCTATCGCAATTCCGACGTTGTTCGCATTGCTGCTCGCTATCGGCGGCGCAGTACAGTACTTGCTGGAAGATCCTGCCATGCGCCATTTGCGCAAGATGCAGGAAGCAAGGCAGGCATGGGCAAAGATGCTGGAGGAAGATCGCCATGAACGAAAAGCGTGACGAAGATTACGACGAAGGACTTGGTTTCTTCGCTGCGGTGATCCTTGCCATCCCTTACGGATTGGCAGTGTGGATCTTTGCGTGGTGCATGTTCTCCAAGTTGGGCTGTCTGCTGTGAGCGGGGAGTTAATCCCCGAGATCTGGTCTGCCGAACTGACTAAGCAGATGCACAAGAAGATGGCAATGGAAGATGTACTCAAGCAGCGACCTGTTGTGCTGTCCCTTGGCCCGAACATCGGGCTGACGGCAGAGCAAGTCAACGATGCCATCCGTGACGAGGCGACGGATCCCATCATCCGTGACGCATTGATCGCCTTCAAAGCCAAGATGCGAATCACGGACACGCCACCTGTTCGTGTACGCGTGGACAAAATCTATGGGTTCAAACCACTCAAGTAGGGGCGACAATGAGTTCAGACAACCGGATTACCTACGATCCCATGCGCAGTGGGATGATCGGCAGCATTTCGGGACGTACTTTTGCAGAGGGCAGTCTCAACACTACGCTCTCTGCTACTACGATCCATCTCGGCAATTCGCGCATCACCGAAGAAGATATTGTGAAGTTCAGGAAGCTACTCGACTTCATGGACTTCGCGTTGGGCGCGAGCGAAGAACTGCGCAACCTGATGGTGGCGTATGAAGCGAAACAACGAATCCTCAAGTAAGGTGACACCATGTATTTACAGAACGTCGTGTTCTCTCAGTACTCGGCTGCGAAGGGCAGCAGTGTGGATTATCTGGATCCTACAGCTACCCAGCACAACTTCAACGCAATCGCGCAGGACACGGATCGGATCGACTCCACGATCAATCGGATCGACTCCACGATCAACGGTCTGAATGATCGTCTCCTGCGAATGGAGCAGTTTCTGGACTTCTGCCACCGTAGCCATCCCGAGGTGCTGAAAGAGTTCCTGACTGTCGAACACGCCAAGGTGCGTGTGGGTGCAGTGCAGGCACCGCCGCCACCAAGAACCATAGACATGGATTTGCAGGCGCTGGAACTGCGTACGCTGGCAGCGATTGGTAAGCTGCCATGAAGCCTACAAAAGTGTGGATGGTTCATGGTCCGAAAGGACTTCTTACATACTACGGGGCTTCGCGTACAAAAAAAGAAATGCTCAAAACCACTGACGTTGTACGAACGTATTGCCGTGGAACTAGAGTAAAGCTGGAAATCATCCGTGTACTTGTGACTCCGGTGAAGCCATGACAATGGATGTCGTCACGATTGACTTTGAAACCTACTACGACGACGACTACTCCCTGTCGAAGCTCACCACCGAGCAGTATATTCGTAGTCCCTTGTTCGAAGTTATCGGTGTGGGGATCAAGGTCAACGATCATCCCGCCGATTGGTATAGCGGCAGCAACCCCGGCAGGTTCCTGAAGTCGCTCAACTATCGTAACCGGGCCATCCTCTGCCACAACACTGCGTTCGATGGTGCCATCCTGTCGTGGAAGTTCGGTATCCAGCCGAGACTGTGGCTCGACACGCTCAGCATGGCACGACCACTCCACAACTTGATTGTGGGTGGATCGCTCAAGGCACTGGCTGAGTACTACGGCATCGGTCAGAAGGGGGATGAGGTCATTGCTGCCAAAGGTAGGCGGTTGTCGGACTTCACGCAGGAACAACTCCACGCGTATGGGCAGTACTGCGTCAACGATGTGGACATGACCTACAAGCTGTTCCAGATCCTGAAGCGCAAGATTCCGGTATCCGAACTGATGGTCATCGACCAGACGATCCGGATGTATACGGACCCCGTGGTGGAACTCCACGAGGATATCTTGCGGGAACATCTTGCTGCTGTGCGTACCCGTAAGCAGATGCTCCTCAACACCATCGCCGCAGACCGTGAACGTGGTGAGCATACGGTCGAGGAAATGCTGATGAGCAACGACAAGTTCGCTGCTTACCTGCAACACCTCAACGTAGACCCGCCGCGCAAGGTGAGTGCGCGTACGGGTAAGGAAACGTGGGCGTTCGCCAAGACCGACAAGGGTCTGCTTGCTTTGCTGGAACATCCTGACGAGCGTGTGCAGGCAGCAGTGTCCGCTCGACTCGGCACCAAGTCCACCATCGAAGAAACGCGCACCGAGAACCTGATCGGTGTCGCGCAGCGTGGACGCCTGCCCATCATGCTCAACTACTACGGGGCGCACACTGGTCGGTTCAGTGGAGGCGACAAGCTCAACCTTCAGAACCTACCCAAGCGTGGCAACGTATCCATACGCCGTGCGCTCCGTGCGCCCGAGGGTCATGTGTTCGTCGCCTGCGACAGCAGTCAGATCGAAGCCCGCATGATTGCATGGCTTGCCGGGCAGGAAGATCTTGTGGAAGCGTTCCGGCTGGGCCGGGACATATACAGTGAGTTTGCCACCGACGTATACGGTCGCCCGATTACGAAGGCCGACAAGATCGAACGGTTCGTCGGCAAGACTTGCATCCTTGGACTCGGCTACGGCATGGGCGGCACCAAGTTCCAGCGTACGCTGGAGATCGGGCAAGGTGATGTGTCGGTGAAGATCGACATGGACGAGGCCATCAAGATTGTGATGATGTACCGCAACAAGTACTGGAAGATCGTCCAGTTCTGGAAGCGGTGCGACAATGCGCTGCGTGGGATGCTGGAGAACGGCACCGGGTCACTGCACCCGAGCATCCTGCCGTACGATCCTGACGGCATCATCCTGCCCAATGGTCTGCGCATCCAGTACCCGCTGCTGCGTGCAGCGACACAGGGCTACGCCTACTGCGGCAACTCCCGCGACTTCAAGAAGATCGCCAAGCAGCGAGTCGTTGGTGGGGAACCTGTTGATATGGAGTGGACGAAAATATACGGTGGCAAGGTAGCCGAGAATCTTGTGCAGGCACTGGCTGCGCTCGTCATCCGAGAACAAATGGTTGCCATCGGGCAACGGTGGAAGGTCGCCTTCCAAGTCCACGACGAAATCATCATCGTTGCTCCGGCAGCCCAAGCGGATGACGCCGAGAAAGATCTTGTCAGTGTCATGTCCACTCCCCCGAAGTGGGCACCTGATCTACCTGTGGCCTGCGAGTCGGGGATCGCAGAAAACTATGGTGACGTATGAAACGCAAGCGCACGATCCATGACTGGATCTGGACAGGTATTTTTGTGGCTGTGTGCGTTCTCATCGTGGTGGTACTGTCGTGATCGACAAGCGATTTCAGCGTAAGCCTAAGCCGTCCCATCCGTGGGTAGGCTGGCGTCCCGGCCTGTTCAGCAAGGCAGACAAAGAGCGCCGCAGCATCTGTCCGAAATGCGGCTACCTCGTGTGCCGCTGCAAGACTACTTGACGCGGGATGCCATCGGCGTATGCTCGACTCTCCACTGACTGAGCGCCCCGAGGACACCCCTTGGGGCGAACACCCATGCAGCTAACGCACTCGTACTCTGCGGTCAAACTTTACGAAAACTGCCCCCTGCGGTACTACCGTCAGCGCGTCGTAAAAGATGTTGTGGACGAAGGGGGCGAGGCCAGCAAGTACGGGGAGCGCATCCACGCCCACCTTGAGGCACGGATGCGGGACAAGTCCCCCCTGCCCACTGAAGCTGCCGTATACGAGCCTCTGTGCCGCTCGCTGGAGCGTTCTGCCGTGGGCGGGGAACTCACGGTGGAGAAGGAACTCACCCTGAACGAGAACCTGTCTCCGACAGGCTGGTGGGATCCTGACGCATGGCTCCGCAGCAAGCTGGACGTACTGGTAGTGCGGGATGATCGGGCCATCGTGCTGGATTGGAAAACCGGGAAGCGCAACCCCGACTTCTTCCAGATGGCAATCTTCGCCGGGATGGTGTTCAAGCATTACCCCGAGGTCGAGCGCGTTGACACGAGCTTGGTGTGGCTGCGGCTCATGGAAATGGACACAGAAACATACCACCGTGAGGCGGTCAACGAAGTGTGGGCAGATGTGCTGGGCCGTATCCGGCGCATCCACCAGTCAGCCGAGTCAGGGAACTGGCCTGCCAAGCCGAGCGGCCTGTGCAAGTTCTGCCCCGCCCGACATGATTGTGCGTACGCCCGCACTTGACATCGACGTAAAGGCATCCATAATGAGCAGCACACCGGAAGGTAAAGTCAAGGACAAGGTTCGCGCCATGCTGAAGGCGCACAAGGTCTGGTACTTCCTTCCCGGCAACAACGGCTACGGCAAGTCAGGTATTCCGGATTTCGTGTGCTGCGTAGGCGGGAGGTTCATCGGTATCGAATGTAAAGCAGATTCCAGCAAGCGTCCGACCGAACTCCAGATGAAGTGTGCGGCGGACATTATCAGTGCTGGCGGTCGGTGGTTCTTGGTCTACGATGACGCAACGCTGGCGGAAGCCGAGTTGGTCATCGGCACATACAAAAAGATATTCTCGTGAAGGTGACAAAATGCTGGTCGTTGAGAAAGCTCGCGCTCTTGCGCTGAAGCTGAACAACCCCGCCCGAGTCCTCGACTCCGTGCCGGGGGCGCAGCCACTGAATGTGCGCGGCGCATCCCTTGTGGTTACACCCCATCGGGTGCCACAGGTAAAGATCTTGCGGAACCTTGGCATCAAGGCTCCCTCACCCATCCTGCACTACTACGACTGGCCCGGTCAGTTCCAGCCGTACGAACACCAGCGGCAGACTGCCGCGTTCCTAACTTTACAAAACCGTGCGCTCGTGCTGAACGAGATCGGTACGGGCAAGACCCAATCCGCACTGTGGGCTGCGGACTTCCTGATGCAGACGGGGGAGGTGGGCAAGACGCTGATCGTCTCCCCGCTGTCCACGCTGGAGCGCGTGTGGGGCGATGCCATCTTCACCGGCTTCATTCACCGCAAGTCGGTGACTCTGCACGGCACGGCTGAGCGGCGCAGGAAGTTGCTGAACACCGAAGCCGACTTCTATATCGTCAACCATGACGGTTTTCCCATCATCGCACAGGATGCTATTGGGAAGTTTGACCTCGTGATCGTGGACGAGGCGGCGGTACTGCGCAACCCATCGACCCGCAGGTTCAAGGTGTTCCGCAAGTGGATGGAACTCAACCCACAAACTCGTTTGTGGTTGATGACCGGCACTCCCACACCCAACGAACCGACAGACGCATGGGCGCTGGCGAAGCTGGTCAACAGTCCGTACTGCACCAAGACGTTCACTGGCTTCCGCGAGCAGGTGATGATGAAGATCGGGCAGTGGAAGTACATTCCTCGCCCCGAGTCGGTCGAGGTCGTGAAGCACATTCTGCAACCTGCTGTCAGGTATACACGCGACGAGTGCTTCGATCTGCCCGACACCATTATCCAGACCCGGCAGGTG